TGTTATTACTAGCGATTTCGTATTCTGTGATACCCGTTGAATTGGGACCACTACCCACCATACCAATAGGACGTAGACCATAGGCAGTTTCTTGATTTGCCATAAGACTAATCTCCTAAGAAAAGGTCACTCTTTACGAGGACCGCCAAAAGTTACACGAGATTGACGATCAGGTTTATCGATCGTCATGGAAGAGTGAGCATTCTCTCGCAACAAATCGTGATCCACTGCATCCTGTAGGTCTTTGGCCCGCTTATTGTAATAAGCGTTCCTTTCATCCACAATCTCCAGCGGTATCTTTGCGAGCATTAACCCACCAACCCCAAACACACCTTCATATTTACCTGATTCAACAACCGGGGCTTCGAAATCGGGATGCTCGTCAGCTCGAACAAGTTCGTAGCCTTCTCGTAACCTTGCAGAAACATTTTTCGTGTCAACAAAGCCACGAGCTTCTGCGCGAATCCATCGGTGTTTGTACCCTTCGGGTGCAGGCGGTGCATCTAAACTAGAGGCGGGGGCCCACGGCTTACGCCGTTGAGTCTTTTCCCTAGAGTCGTTTGCGCGAGGAGTTTTCGTAGTGCCCTCAAAACTTTTTTTACTAGACATTTTCAAAACCTCCTAAGTTTTAACGTATTTCGCGTATTCTTCTAGCGGCACACCCAATTTATTAGCTATCGCTACTTGGCTTGGTGTGAGTTTTACCTTTCTACTGCGTCCGGTGGTTTTCCCCCTACTGCGGGAATTTCCGGCGACGTTCTGGACGGGACGCCTGTCGGAACCATTGTTAAACTCTTGAGGGAACTTATCCCTCAGTCGAGAATCTAGTTCATCATAATAGTCATCCGTCTGCGGGTCAAACCCTTCTTTCTCCACCATTCCCTTGTGAATGCCAAAAGCGGCAAAGGTCATAGCCTCATCTTTTCCAAACCAATTGTTTTTACCTGCCCATTCTTCTGCTTTAGGATCGGGAGGTTGCTGGGCCGGTGGGGCTTGTTGGACGGGTTGGACGGGTTGTTGCGGTGCGACAGCTTGAGCTTGTTGCTCCTCTGCATTACGGGAATTTTGGATATTGGTATATCTATCTGCCGATACGGCTAACTGGGTAAGTTTACGTTGAGCAGCAACCGCGGCGGTAGTGTCTCCGGTATCTAACGCTTTTTTTAATGTTTCTTCCGCCTGTTTCTGCTCGATATTTAAACGAGTGCCATATTCATTCATGTACCCTTTATCAACGGTCTGAAGACGGGATTTTATTTGTTGGGATTCGCTCTGTACGTTTTGAGCGTAGTTAATAGCTTCTTTTTCCCGGCGTTCCGCTTCGCGCATCTTCTTCGTTAAACGGTCAATACGTTTTTGAACATTACGCGAGACTTCTTGGTGTTCGTCATCCTTCTCTTCGGAAACCTCAATGGCAGGCTCTTTCTTTTCCGCTTCGTCCCCACCTACGGAGACTTCCGTTTCCTCGTATTCCTCAAAACTCAAATCTACCTGACCATCATCAGGCTCATGTGTCTGTTTCTTTTCGGTTGCCATCGCAGTCTCCGTTAATAACTGAGTATATCGTCAGGATTTTTAATAGTGGCCAGAACTTCATCATCATTAAGAATACGAACTTCGCCGCCATCTATGCGAAACCGCGATCCTCCATAACGAGGAAAGATCACCCATTCTTTTTCCTTGCACCACGGGCCATCCGGAAATTTAACCGTATCGGCATAACACAGGGGACCTTGTTTCAATACATACCCCACTACTGTTTGAACCTGATCCTCATCCAATTGCTGATCGGTCAAGAGAATGCCGCCAGAGGTTCTTCCCTTACCTCTGTAGGGTAAGACAAGTAACCTCCAACCCGTTGGTTGGGGCATACGGTCTAATAAAGCGGGATTGATAGAATCCGGATCAAGGACCCGTTCCTCTGGATCTATGTATGCGTCTTCTATTGAAGTTTCTGTGGTTACGTCAGTCATCATATTGCTCCTGTTTTTCTAGCAGGCCCGAGAGTTCCTGTTCTACAAAAGATAAAGCGTTAATTTCGCCCATGAGATTTTGGTACTGTTCCATGGAGCTAATGCCATTGTTTTCTAAAATGTCTAATGCGCTACGTCGTCTTTCCTTAATTGTTTTTTGAATAAATTGAAAAAGTGCAATTTCATCCATCCCTTTCTTCCTTCAAACATCGGATATAGTCGTAGCTAATCTTATACTATTTTACTCCGATTTTCCAAATGCGCTTGTTTAATTAGTTCTTTGCTTTGCCCAACATATTCTACGGCGTGATGATGCTTTACTAATTCTTGGCAAACCCATTTGTCATAAACTTTAAAATCTCCCAGATAACGGCCATATTTACCCGTATCTTTGTAAGTTCGCAAGGTAACTACGGTCCCTACTGGCATAAATTCTTCTACGAATTTCTTGGCTAATAAGCCGTATTTTTTCTCTTCTTTGTCTCGGGTTCGAGACTCCGGCGCGTCAATTCCGTACAAACGAATACGACCACGATTGCCGCAAACATGAGTATCCCAACCAAGATCCACATCCACATCTACTGTGTCCCCATCTACAATTTTTAATATTGTTGCGGAGTACTCATACATACATATTTGTTAAAATCATGTCTGTTACTTCTAAGGCTCTGCCTTTCACTTGTTTTGCCCATTTTGACTGCAAAAACTCAGTAGCGGCTTCCTTGTGATTTTCGTTTTCCATGTGAGAAATCGCCCTTTTAAACGTAGCAAAACGAACTCTACCTAAATTAAAGTGCATGTTGATAATAGCATCACGTCTTGCACCTTCTTCAAGGTCGTCAAACCAGTCATATTCTTCGCTTAATTCTTTAACGGTTCGTTCTATATCATTTTGAAGCATATAGTCGATTTCGGCGTCACTAAGACCTAAGCCGTGATGCCTTCGGCTATCACTAATATTCCTACCGCACCCAATCGTTAAAACGCCAAGACTATCCCTATAAGCGTGGTGCTTTACGCCCTCGTGGCGTTTAAGTGTTTCTAACAACTTTTCCATGTCTTTTTCCATCGCTACAGCATCTAAACTAAAAAAAAGAAGCGTTACTAAGGACAAAAGTAGATAACGCTTCATAGGAAATCTATAGTTTAAAGAAAAGCCAAAGCTTAATTATCGCTTCCAGATTCCGCACCACTTTTGGTTGTTGCATCAGCGGTTTCCTCCGCCACTATCTCGTCTATCGTGTCACAAACATCCGGTATACTTATGCCCGTAGTGACTTCCGTAGCCACACGGCCTACTGCGCGTATTCCTTGGTAAATTCCCGAGCAATACAACGCCTTGTTTTCGATCATATCTTCAGAAACAGCGCAACTGCTCAATAATATTAGGGCTAACAGAAAGAAAGGTTTCACGTGGAACGCCTCTTTTTTCGACGGCTTTTACCCGCAGTGTTCAAAGCTATCGCTACCGCTTGTTTTTGCCGATAGCCTTCCTTTTTTAGCTTCTTTACATTAGAACTGACTGCTTTTTTAGTCTTTCCTTTTTTAAGGGGCATATATCACCTAATTGATGGTAAATTTTCCACCACGCAACATGGCACCCATGCCACGGCACGTTCCTTTGGTAACTGTACCTTTACCAAGGTTCTTGGGGGTGGGAATTTCCTTGTAATCACTAAACGGAACCTTTCCTTGGCCTCCAATTACTTCAAATTTAGTGGGTGTAGGGGTTTTTCTAGGTGGTGCGCCACCGGTTTTAACTCTACTCATGGGGTTTCTCCTAATTTTTCACGTAATCGCATGTTTTCGCGCCTGTCCGACGCCTCTATTCGTTGTTTGGTCTGCATTTCTTGCGAGTCTAGCCGCTCACCAAATTGCTGACCTCTTTGAGCCATCTTTTGGCCTTCCAGATTCAATTTACCCTGATCAATGGCAATATCGGACTGTACTTGCTGCCCTTTAAGGTCTATTTCTTGCTGCTTCAAGGCAATTAACGGGTCAGGGCCTTCTTCCTCGGCTCCCGGGCCATTTACAATCTCTTGACTGAGCTGCCTTACCCGCTGTAACTCCTGGGCAATCAACTGAGCCATATAAACTTCCATTTCAAGCAACATCTCATCACTTAGCTCTTCTCCGTTGGACCGTTTTTCAAATTCGATCATCGTAATCTCTTGGGATTTCAGTTTAACATGTTGTGTTACATGTTTTTGAAGTGCTGTAACGATCTCCGGAGACTGCGACACAATAGGGGAGGCACCAAAGGTAAGATGAGCCATGATATGAGCGTCATGGTTCTGCCCTTCAAACGCTTCTAACTCGGTTTTCTCCAAAGCGTCAATGTTTTCTTGCGCCGGGTCCTTGGGAACAGGCTGTGCCGTGCTAGGGGTCTTCAGAATCTTGTCAATATCACGTACCCCTAACGCCTCATACATGCGCCGAAAAGCTTCATAACTATTGTGCATTTCAGGGGCTTGCATAGCCAAATCGAGTTGAGCCTGTGCCAGCGCGATCCGTTGAGCCTGAGAAAAGATATTCGGGTTAGAAACCGGCAAAACATCTATGCGGTCATCAAAGTCCGCCGCCATTACTCGCTTGTCCCCGCCAACTACCGAAAACGGATACTCCTGTGGTAACGATTCGTGCATGACTCTTGCCAGAACCTTGAACTCCTTGCGCATGGAATAATGCATTCGCTTATGCACTGCACTCATCACGCGACTTCCCTGTTCCAGCATAGCTACGGTAGTCCCTACCGCCGCTTGTTGGTTGCCATCACCCACTTTCAGGTCCGTTATGGTGGCAAAGCGTTGACCTGCGTCCACCACAAAACTCAGTAACTGGAATAATGTCTGGTCGGGGCCTTTAAACGGCAACGGCATCAAGCTGTCACGAATGGCACCTCCGGGGGCATCTACATCCCTGAATTCACCGGGCTGCAAGGGATCTGCCTCATCCCTAACTCGTAGTCCACGAGCCTTGAACCCGGCAGGAAGGTTGGAAAGCGTACCGGCGTCAATCAATTGACGTAATGCGGCGGTAGCTGTACGTGACAGACCACCTATGGCATGAATTAGTCCTAATCCGTAAAAACCAAAGCCCGGAAGGAACTTGTAATGAACAAAATACTGGATTTTAGCTTTAAGCTCGTCGTCCTCGGCATAGTTACGTCGCACGGATAAAATCTTATTGGCATCTTCGGCAATCGTTACTATATAAGGGATCTTAATGCCCGTTGGTTCGTTCTCTTCATCCACTTCTTCAAAGCCGGGTAGATCCAAATCTACATGAAATTCCAGCAGATTAGCGTCATATTCCATGTTTGTGGGGCTAACCCCTTGAATTTTATCCTGTTCTCGTACTACTTCATTATCAGAGAGCTGGGAAGGTAAGATGTCAACATCCCGGTAAAAGCCGGAAAGTTGTAGTTTCCGTAACTCGTTGAGGTCCATAGGTACAACATTGGTGATACACGGGCAAGTTTCCAGGTTACTTGTCTCATAAGGCACCACCAGTTGTTCTGCGGGGACAAATTTACTGACCGCACGGTCCAAACCTTCGTCATAATAGACTTTCTTGAAGGTAGACCCCGCTAATGGCAAATAAAACAGCATCTGGTCAAATTCTGGGGTGTATTCCTCCATGACGTCCATGATGTAGTAGTTCATAAACTCCTTAACACGAACCGCTTGCTGCTCCTTTTCTTTGGTTCTTTCGCCCATAATCGTTGTGCGTACTGGGCCATCTGAAGGTAATAACTCATTAAACGCTTGGGCTTGAAACTGAGTAGCCGCCTCGGCCAGCAACGGATGGGTTACACCGGTTGCTCCTCGAAAAGGCATTGTACGTTCTTCATAGACATAACCAAGCAGCTCCATTCCCGTGGAATAAGTCTGCTCCCAGTCATGGCGGGACATCTTGTTGCTCTGGAACTCGTTCAAAAGATCGTTACACATGGTGCCCAGATCACCATCGTCCATTTCTTCAGCTAGATTACGAAAAAAGTCGCTTTCATCAACTTCCATGGCCGAAGGGTCAAAGTCCACGATGACGCCGCCATCTTCTTGTTCAATCAATTCCACCGGACCCCCGTCTGAAGGTACAAAGGAACCGGGAGCTGCAATTTCTACTTGCTCTTCAAGAGTTAAGGAATCAGGAGTTTCTATCTCCTCTACCTTTTCAACCATTGTAGTAATCGGGTCGCCGTTAGCCATTTTCTGTTTTACCTTTAATGTACGTTACCATTCAGTGACATGGGGTTGGGGTTGAGCTGCCGCCTCTGCAAGCTCTTCTAATCTTATAGTTTCGTAAGCGGAATCGTTCGCACCTAGTCTATATTCCGTGTATATGTCTCTCAAAAAGTCCTTTATAGAAACTTCCAGTCCATCAGTCTGTACAATCCAAGGTAGTTCAGCAGGGGTTAACCCCGGTCCATCATCATAAGCGTCTTGTCTTTGAAGAAACATGTCCCGGTCATAGGTACTCAGAATATCCTCTAAGGCATCAACCCCCATTCCATCAACCCCTATTCCTTGGGATAAAAGTTCCTCGTCATTTACCTCATCTACATAACGAACATAGGAACGACGCAATGGATCGTTAACAGGCGCTAGGTTAATAGTCTCGGTAAACTCGTCCCACGACACGTTATCCGGGTCAACGTCCAATTGATTAAACAACGCAAACAAGCCCTCAACATCCCTACTGTGGGGAGGTCTGTTTCCCCCATATCCTTTGGCTATCTTTTCATGCTCAGGGCCTCTTCTTCCTTTTACTTGCGTTATTAGTGCGGCACCCTCTGGAAGGTTTTCTCTACGGACATGTCTCAGGTCCGGCGATAACGCGGTATTTTTATCCATTTCGGAGTTAATGTTCCTAAACACTTGCACCGTAAGACGAGGGGCCTCTGTTGTCTTATCATGCAACGCATAAATTTCTACCGCTCCGGCATCAACGGCACCGGGACCCTTATACTTACCCCAAGCCGGATAATCTGGCTCTTTTCCTTTAACGGAATATCCGCCAATTGAGTGACTCATATATTCACCATAAAGATGCAAAAGTTCCGTGTCAGCAACCTGTGCCCAGTAGGAATTAGTCGGCGGGGTATCCAAGACAGTGTTAGTGCCCTTTCTCCACGTACCTTCCGGAATAAGCGCATCCACCTCTGCATAATCGTTTGTTCCGACATTACGAACAGCATTGCCTATGCGGTCAATAAATACATCGTACTCCCGAGATTTGTCCAGAAGTCTTGCTCCACTTGCATACCTGTCCACAAAAGAAGAACGAGTGGCGAGATCCGCCAAATCCTCTGGCTCAACACCAGCGGTCAAATACTCTACCATCGTGTCGGGTTCTAAAAAAGGAGCTTGAATGCTCGTATAGTCTAGTACCGATGGAACAAAGACAGTCTCTTGCTCTTCAAGCGCCCTAGCAAAAGTAGAGTCCACATTCCTCTGGGCGTTAAGATGCCTTTCCCCAATGTGGGCCTGTGCCAGCGCGATCGGGTCCAAGTCCGGATCATAGTCTACGTCCGGATCGGGTTCCCCTCTCGCTAGTCCCAACTTCGTCGCCGCTCCCATTTTCTCCAACAGACCTGTGTCGGAATCAATCCAATCCTCATCCAAAACTTGGCTGGCGGATGTAGGATAATTACTCAAAGCTTCAGCAACGGGTTCGCTTGGAAACTCCTGCCGTCTATACGGATAAATAGAGCCAATATTTTCCGCTGTTTCTGTTGGATACAGTCGATACGCTTTGGCTTGCCCTATCTCATCATACAGCCTTTCCGCCTCAATCCGGATAGGTGGGGGATTATCCCAGATTATTTGTTCCTCGACACTTAGGGGCTGGTTCTTTTGTAACTTCTTATAGAGAGGACGCCTCAACTTTTCATCATGGGCAAGAACAGACGCCTCTAGAGGATCGTTCAATATTTCCTCAAGACGCATTGACATCCGACCATACGTCGTCCCCCCAATAGAGGCAGAGGCCATGGATGAGGCGGGTATC